GGCACTACGTCCCTGACGGAGTTTACGCTTGGGTGATTAAGGCCAGCTCGTACTCTGGCAGGGCCATAGGTATAGAGGGGACAGTACAGATTTTTAGATGAGCGTTTTAATTGATGTCAAAGGCTATGAAGAGAAAGCAGTGGCGATTTGTCCCAACGGCACGCATGGTGACCACATCGAAATCGGTGGCATTCTCATTGTCCTTCCAAAGCCCCCTAAAGTCAAAGACATCCTCTACCAGAATCTACCCATCAAGGATCAGTACTGGAGGCGAGCTGATCTACCCAAAGAGATATCGCGTATTCGTTCTATGGATGAGTGGGCGGAGATGCCTCGGGAGTTTCGAGAAAAGTTTCGTCCATATATCGAAGAAGAATTTCGCCGTCGGCGTGAGGGCGTTTGGTTTTATAACCGAGGTGACGCTACATACATCACGGGGCGTCACTACATGATGCTGCAGTGGTCGGTGCTAGATGTCGGCCACCCCTACTACCTTGATTTCCAAAGGGATATCTTCTTACATTTGGCTGCGTGTGAGGCGGACCCTCGTTGTATTGGACAGTTATATACCAAGTGCCGTAGATCAGGATATACAAACATATGTTCCTCAGTCATAGTTGACGAAGCCAGCCAGGTCAAGGATAAGCTGCTTGGGATACAAAGCAAGACAGGTAAAGACGCACAGGAGAACATCTTCATGAAGAAGGTGGTCACTATGTTCCGCAAGTACCCGTTCTTCTTCAAGCCCATCCAAGACGGTACTACCAACCCCCGTATGGAGCTAGCCTTCCGTGAGCCTTCTAAGAAGATCACGAAGAACAACAAGACAGCTACAGTGGGGGACGCCTTGAATACGGTCATCAACTGGAAGAACACCACGAACAACGCCTACGACGGAGAGAAACTACACTTACTGTATTTAGACGAAGCGGGGAAATGGGAAAAACCCACCGACATAAGGGAGGCTTGGAGGATTCAGAGGACCTGTTTGATCGTAGGAAGAAAAATCGTGGGGAAGGCCATGGTCGGGAGCACCGTAAACCCCATGGCAAAAGGGGGGAGCGAGTACAAAGATTTATGGGGGGACTCGGACCCGCAGGAGAGGAACAAGAATGGGAGGACTAGGTCAGGTCTGTACAGGCTGTTTATCCCTGCTTACGAATCCCTAGAGGGGTTCTTCGATTGCTATGGGAGACCTATAGTAGAAGACCCAGAAGAAAACGTAGAAGGTATCGATGGGGAGTACATACACATGGGGGCCAAAACGTTCTTGAAGAACGAAAGGGAGAGCCTGAAACACGACGCCTCGGAGCTGAACGAAATCATTCGGCAGTTCCCGTTTACTACTGATGAAGCCTTCCGAGATAGTATCGATGGGAGCCTGTTTAATATCGGTCAGATATACGAGCAAGTAGAACACAACGACAACCTATTCCCAAACCCTGTAGTTACGGGGCAGTTCACTTGGAAGGGTGGGGTGGAGGATACCGAGGTGGTCTTTACCCCAGATCCAAAAGGACGGTTCAAGGTAGCTTGGATGCCCCCACCTGAATTAAGAAACAAGAAGGCTCATGACCGAACGAAGAGAATCGCTCCTCATCCTCACCTTGGTTGTGGTGGGGTGGATAGCTACGATCTCGATGCTACTGTGGATGGAAGGGGATCCAAGGGTGCGCTACATCTGTACAACAAGTTCAATATGGAAGTACCTGCTAACATGTTTGTTCTTGAGTACGCTTCCCGTCCGCCCTTGGCTTCGATATTTTATGAAGACGTCCTTATGGCGGCGGTCTTCTACGGGTACCCCATCCTAATCGAGAACAACAAGTACGGGATAGCCAGGTACTTTGAGCAGCGCGGATACGACGGGTACTTGATGGATAGGCCGCAGCACTTGATGAGCACCAGCGCAAAGGTCAACGTAAAGACCAAGGGGATACCGTCTAACTCTGTCGATGTAATCCAATCTCACGCCCAAGCTATAGAGGCTTTCGTCCACGACCACGTGGGCATCAACAGGGAGACGGGGGAGGTGGGGAGCATGTATTTCAACCGCACCCTAGAGGATTGGATTGGGTATGACATAAGCAACAGAACCAAGTTTGACTTGACCATCAGCTCTGGTTTGGCTTTGCTAGCGGCACAGAAAGTAAAGGTTAAAAAGAAGCAGTCTAACTTCAAGGAGAAGAGCTTCTTCAGGCGGTATAAGGTGAGGGGTTGATTTATTATATTTGTGGGTAATAATTACTTGACCCCACATGTATAACAATAAGAGTGACCAGTCAGGTGGTTTCCCCGATCCCTTGGCCCCATACGAGGAGAAAATCTCCAAAGAGTATGGGTTGAGGTATGCCAAGGCCATAGAGGGCCAGTGGGGGAATACTGACAGCACATCTTCAACTTACGGGGGCAGGAAGAACATCTTTGCCCGCAATAGGGACTACGCGAACGGGACACAAGACACCAGCATATACAAGCAGCTCTTGAACGCCCTCGACCCCAACAGTGGGGACGGGAGCCTGATGAACCTAGACTTTACGTCTGTCCCTATCCTACCTAAGTTCGTCCGCGTCGTAGTCAACAAGATCCTCTCTCGCAATCCATACCCGAACCTTGAGGCTGTAGATCCGCTTTCTTCTTCAGAGAAGAACCGAGAGAAGAACAGGATCAAAAACCAAATCAAGTTGCGCCCACAGCTACAGAAGCTGAAGGAGCTCACAGGAGAGGTGTTGGTGGGGGAAGACCCCGACACCCTCCCAGAAACTATCGAGGAGGCAGAAATCTTGATGGATACCAACATCAAGACCGATGCGGAAATTGCAGCCCAGGTAGCTACGGATATGACTTTGTCTTGGAACAACTTCGAAGACAACACCTTCCGTCGCTGCGTTAATGACCTCGCAGCCTTGGGGATGAGCGTAGTCAAGCGCACAAACGATAGTAACTACGGGATACGGGTAGAGTATGTAGATCCCGTCAACTTCGTACACAGCTACACTGACGACCCCAACCTCGACGATATCGTATACGCAGGTTGCGTTAGGGAAATCCCTTTGCAAGAGTTGAAGCGCTTGGCGGGGGACCAGCTTACAGAACAGGACTTGCAGAAGATTACGAAGAACGCCAAGCGAGCTTCTTCCAACAGGTCTATGAAAGCGCCCTACTACCCATCTAAAATTGACAAGAGTCAGTATGGTGGGTATACAGTGGAGGTCTTGGACTTCGAGTTCAAGTCTGTAGACTGCATGCACTTCGAAGAAAAGCAGAACCGCCACGGCAATACGGGGTTCTTCTTCGAGGGGATGAAGTACAAGGAGCGTGCAGGTAGCGTGTACGAGCGCACCCCGCATAAGATGGAGGTGGAGACGGTGTACTCAGGTATGTACATCCTCGGTACCGACCACATCTTGAACTACGGTAGGACCGCTAACGTACCTAAGAACATCCACGACATCTCTCGTGCCAAGCTTTCTTTCTCTGCTGTAGCGGTCAACCTCAACGACCAACTCCCTAAGTCTATGGTGGACAGCTGCGTCGGCTTTGCCGATATGTTGCAGCTCACCCACTTGAAGCTCCAGCAGGCTATCGCCAAAGCCAAGCCAGACGGGTTGGTAATCGATATCGAAGGGTTGGAGAACGTACAGCTCGGCAAGGGTGGGGAGTTGCAGCCTTTGGAGCTCCACGATATCTACGAGCAGACGGGGGTATTCTACTACCGCAGCAAAAACCCTGAGGGTGGCTTCCAGAACCCGCCAGTACGAGAGATTGGTAACAGCATCCGCAACATCAATGAGTTGATTGCGCTGTACAACCACTACTTGCGTATGATCCGCGACACCACGGGGATCAACGAAGCGGTCGATGCTTCTACGCCGAAGAGCGACGCCCTGGTTGGTGTTCGGGAGCAAGCCATCGCAGCTAGCAACAACGCCACTTACGACGTTACCAATGCAGCTATGGTGCTGTACAAGAAGGTTTGTCAAGACGTAGTGAAGTGCTTGCAAATCCTCCCCCCAGATTCGGTCATCTTCAAGGCGTATGAGAACGCCATCGGCGAAACCAATATGGGGGTGCTGTCTTCTTTCAGCGACCTACCTATGTACAACTTCGGGGTGCAAGTGCAGCGAGAGATGGAGGACAAGGACAGGGTGTACTTGGAGCAGAACATCCAAATCGCTTTGTCACAGAAAGAGCTAGACCTAGAAGACGCTATGGCGGTGCGTGCTATGAAAGACGTAAACCAAGCGGAGCAACTGCTGATGGTTAGGCGCAAGAAGCGCATCAAGAAGCAACAAGAGATTGCCATGCAGAACTCGCAGATGCAATCCCAGCAGGCGCAGCAAGCGGCTATGGTAGCTTCGCAAGCCAAGCAGCAAGAGATGCAGATGTCGGCGCAATTAGATGCGCAGAAAATCCAGCTCGAAACCGAAGCTGAGATTGCTATCGCGAAAGTGAAGCACGAGATGCAGAAGGAGATTGAGCAGTTGCGGATTATGAACCGCAGTGCGGAGAAGGGGTCGGATCAGATGGCCCGCTCGCAGATAGAGAAGCAAAAGGACGATAGGAAAGACGAGCGCGTCAAGAAGCAAGCTGTAGAGCAGAGCAAACTTATAGCGCAGCGCAAAGGGGAGCGAGGAGCTTTAGAGGAGCAAGGCGGTGCTGGATTTGATATTTCACAACTACTACAAGGATGAGCAAGAGACTCAACTTAGACACTAGCGAAAAACTCGCTATCACCACCCGTCGCGGCGATAGCTTCGATGTGACTCTGACTTTCTATACTGGGGCCGAGGCCGCAGGCAACGAAGACAGTTTGGATGGGGACACTTTTATAATGGAGGTCCGCGATAGCCCTAACAGCGATGGTGATGTTGGGGTGGTGCTGTCATCTAACTCTGGTGGCTTTACGTTTGATATCGGTGGGGCCTCGAGCAATACGGCTGCGGTAAACAACCAACTTACAGTTAGGGCTACGGCGGCCACTATGAGGCTGGTGAACGCGGGGCGCTATGTCTACGACCTGCAGCGGTTGAACAGTTCAACTAACGAAGAGAAAACAATTTTACGTGGTGCCTTCAAGGTTATCGAAGACGTATCAGAACCATTGGCAAGTACATAAAGCATGGCTATTTCCACTAACAATACTACCAATACGATTGTCGTAACCTCTACTGGTCCGAAGGGAGAGGCTGGGGGAAGCAATATCGTAATCAAAGACGACGGTGGAGATATCACCTCTTCGGCTTCGTCTATCGACTTTGTCGGTACAGGCGTTACGGCTTCAGCTTCGGGGGACAACGTTACGGTCACTATCACTGGTGGTGGCGGTGGTGGCGGTGGCGGTCAGTTCATCACTGTCGTTGATGAGAGCACCACCCTTACTACTTCGGTATCTAAGTTTACGTTTGCTGGGGATGGGGTGACGGTTAGCGAACCTGTTTCGGATCAGGTTACCGTTACTATCCCTGGTGGGGGTGGGTCTTTTACTGCGGGGGATGGCCTCGACCTTACGTCTACGGAGTTTAGCGCCGACCTGAAAGCCGACGGGGGACTCGTTATAGAGTCTACCGAGATGGCTGTCGACTTGGGGGCTTCTTCTATCACGGGTACGCTCGGGGTAGCTGACGGTGGTACTGGGGCTACGACCCTTGCGGCCAACTCTGTGTTGACTGGAAACGGCACTAGCGCGGTGGTAGCTGAAGCTAACCGGCGGGGCAAGTGCTGAAAGTAGATAGCGTAAACGGGAGCACCCAGCAGCTCGCCTTCACATCTAATATCGCAGGTAACGCAGCGGGGTTGTCTTCTACTCTTGCTGTCGGTAGCGGCGGTACTGGGGCCACCACCCTCGGTGACGGCCACGTCTTGTTGGGGAATGGAACCTCTGCGGTAAGCTCTGTCGACGTAACTGCCAAGGGTAGCATCTTGGTTGGTGACGGGAGCGGCGACCCTAGCGCCTTGGCTGTAGGCACTAACAACTACGTGTTGACAGCCGACAGCAGCGAAGCCACTGGTCTGAAGTGGGCTGCGGCCTCTGGGGGTTCGGGGACTAGCCTCG